TCGCAGGGGCCATCGGGGAAGGTATCGTCGGTGCCGGTAGCTCTGCGGAGAGTATCCGCCAGCAGACCAAAGATCAAACACTCTCGGGAGAACAGGTTGCCTCCAGTATTGCCAGTGGTGTGGGTACAGGTTTGCTGGGGTTGGCCGGCGGCAAACTGGCTAAAAAGTTCGGTCTGGAAGATGTGGATACGCTGGCCACTCGGGGGGCTCGGGAAGCTGCCAAGGATGTACCACAACGCGGTCTGGCCGCGCGCGTGGCTGCAGGTGCGGTCTCTGAAGGCGTATTGGAAGAAATGCCCCAGTCGGCGTGGGAGCAGATGGCCCAGAATTACGCGCTGGGTAAGGACATCATGGAAGGTGTCCCCGAAGCTATGGCGTCCGGGATGGTCTCGGGTATGGCGATGGGTGCCGGTGTGAATGTCGCTGGCCCTCGGGGTTTGGACAAGCCCCTGACAGACACTACGAAATCCACCGAGCTGGTCGCACCCCCTACTGTGGCAATAGCACCCCCCGCCCCTGTCGTAGCTACGCCTTTGGCGGACACGACAACCCCTACCGAACTCGTAACCCCTACCGAACTCGTAACCCCTGGAGACCTGAATGGCACTAGAACCCCTGAAGCCGTCCAAACAGAAACGCAAGGATCGCAAGAACCCGTTGCCCCTGCGGTAACGCAGCCACTCGTCACGACGACTCCCACGGAGCTGGTAACACCGACCGTTCCTCAAGCCGTTACTCAGGTTCCTCAAACCCCTTCCGCACCAACGATCGAGACAGCCACCACGCGCACTGAGATGAAGGCTGCGCTGGACACCAAGCTGGCTGCCGGTGAGATTACCCAGGAGCAGCATGCCGACGCCGTCGAAGCTGCCCGTACCGCACGCGGTGGGAAAGGCGTCCCTGCGATTGAAGCCGCTCGGCAGCGGGTTGTTAAGGTGTTGGCTCCCGAGGTAGCGGTGGAGACCCCTACCGAGCCGGCCCGGTCGATGGCCGAGAGTTTGTTAAGTATGCTGAAGCCTGGGCGCAAGAGTTCCCGCGCTCCGAACGGTGTGGACTACGCGGGGGTATTGAGCACCTACGCTGGATTTGACGGAACCAACGATGAAAGTCTGCAAGCAGTGGCAAACGCGCACGGCTACCCCCACCGTGAGAGTGCCCGCCAGATCGTCGCCGAAGCGAAAAAGCGTTTGAGCGGGATCGCCGCCAAGCAGGGGATAACTCTGGAGCAAGCGATGGGGGCCATTCGCACCCTCGCCGCCGACCGGCAGAACCAGTATGGGCTGACCGAAAACCAGCAAGAGATCGCCAACCTGACCGGTGCACTGGAGACCGGGATCGCCAGTGAGAATCAGGGCCGGATGGACTACCAGGACGCCGAGCAGCAGGGTATGCTCTCCCAGGAGATGAAAGCCCACAACCAGGGGGCTGCGGCAGCGGTGACACCCGTAGCGACCAACGAGATGACCGGCGAATCGCTGGAAGAGCAGGCAGTAGACGACGAGAATTTCAACGCCGCGACCGCCGAGCGGTACGGGACCGACCCTGAGCAGGCGTACCAGCAGGCCCTGGCCAGGACGAATGGCGACGTGGCGGTAGCCAAGAAAGTCCGTAGCGCCGTTGAAGCTAACAACCGGCTGCAAGCCCAACGCGATGCGAAAGGCGGGACGCTGGAGCAGGTTGAGCGTGGCGCGGCGCTGGAGCCGAAGTATAATCACACGGCAGAGGATTACCAACGGGCGCAGGACGAGTATGATTACGATAACGAACTGAGCGAACGCGATGGAGAGCAAACGATTTCGTGGGAAGATTTTCCACAGAATCTAAAGGACCGCTACACTCAAAGGGTAAAAGAACTTTTTGAATCCCCTACCGGGCGGGTGAACCAAGGCGCATTATCTGCCGCGCACAAATACTTTACAGGAGAAGCACATGGAGGAATCACCGCTCCGCGCAAGAATGACAGTGGAACAGAAGACGCAGCTACGGCAACTCCACAGAGACTTGACGAACGAAGCCCTAGCCCAACAGGAACAGCCGGAACCACCGCCGAAGCGGAAGTTCCCGCCGTTGAATCTCAACCTGCCGCCCGAACTGGTAGCGAAATTCAAGCAGCGCCAGCAGAAGAAGCCCTAACCGCTGAAGATGTCCGTTCGATGTGGAACGAGGCGGCAGACCCGATGGGGCTTCCACGCTTCGACAATCTGGCCGAATCTGAGCAGCAGGAGCTGCTGTCTGCGGTTTCGCTGGAGCACCTGAACGAGCGTGCCGAGGCACTGGCCAATGCGCTGATTCAGGAAGGTGCGGTAAGCCCAGAGCTAACTCAAGCCTTATCCCAGCTCCCCAAGACCATAGCCCGTCCCTCTGGCAACACCGCCGAGTCTATCCGCTCCAATCTCAGCAAACTGTTTTTCACCCCCAAGCGGTTCGACAGTCTGATTACCGTCGTCCAGTCGGCCAGCGATCTGACGGGTACGGCTGCTCAGGAACTCTCTCAGGCCACCGGTCGGGTGCAGGGCTTTGTCTCTACCGAGGGCAAGGTGTATCTGATCGCGGACAACATCGCCAAAGGGCGGGAACTTGCGGTGATGCTGCATGAGGTTGGCGTTCATCTGGGCATGGCGAAACTGATCGGTGCCGAGAACATGGCCCGGTTAGTCAATCAGGTGGAAGCGTGGGGTAAGCAGGACACCAACTCCATCGAGAGCCAGATCGCCAAAGCGGCGCTGGCGCGGGCGGCAAACTCCAGCAGTACCAACATGCAGGAAGAGAAGATCGCGTACTTCATCGAGGAAGCCGTCCGGGCGGGCATCGACCCCACCGCCGTTAAGCAAGGCAGCGGTCAGTTCCGTCAGTGGATGCGTACCGTCGTCGCTGCGCTGAAGTCCGCCCTTCGCAAGCTGGGATGGAAGAACACCGACAAGCTGACCGCACAGAATCTGGTCGATCTGGCTATGGGTGCCGCTCGGATGGAGCTGGAAGGTGGGGACACCACTGCGACCCAGGGGTACTCTGAAACGACGCAACCGGCGAAACTGAATGCACGGTTACTGGATTGGGCCACCCGTATTTTCGAGAACAAACGGAGCGATGCCGTAGCGTCTGTGCTCCCGGTTCCCAGCTCGGTTCTGAAGCTCGCCGGAATTTACCGTCCGATCACGATGGACATTAACCATGTGAGACATGTGGGCAACACGCACCCAGAAATTACGGCGGAGGACATCGCGGCGTTACCTGACCTGCTACAGCGCCCACGGGCCGTGATGCGCTACCAAGGAGGGTATCGTTTTATACTGGACTCTCGGGACGGACAAGGTCGCCCGTTGATGGTGGCGCTCAATCTGACGACGCTGACAGATGGCCCGAAGTCGCTCAAGGTCACAGAGGTCTCCACCATGCTGTCGTGGGATAACTCAGCGTCAAGGGTAGCTTCCGCGATCCTGGACGGGACCGCCATTTACGTACCGCAAAAAGAAATAGCCCGGCTTCAGGAGTTATTGCCTGTGGCACTAATTGCCACTAACACTGGTGAAGGTGCGGCAGCCCTGAAGTCCGAGCGTGTTGTAAATGTACTCTCTGATACGGCGCTTGTCAAATTCAACGAGAACCCGAACGGTGACTGGAAATCGGCCACTACATCGATCACGTTGCCAGAAGACGCCGGCAAGCTGCTGGCCGGGGTGAATTTCTCCACCGTACATAAGATGGACGCCTACCGCGCCATCGAGAACCCGACACGCCAGCAGGCCGAGAATATGCTGCGCCGGTCGCAAGACAACTCCCTGCGTGGCGTGCGTGACCCGGTGACGGGTAATCTGTTCTTGTGGGACGCCTGGGACGCACATCACAACACGGTGCTCAACGATATGGGGATGCCCAACACGTCCGAACGGCTGGTGATTGAGGATATGAACGAAATGCCCCAGGGGGTGTTCTCCGGTGAGCAGGGCTACGGGTCGATCCGGGTGGACAACGCCGGATACACTTCGGGCGAAGCCTCCATGGATGAGTGGAAAGCCGCGATGGCCCGGTACGCCCCGAAGCAAGTCGCATTCTCCGAAGCCGACGACACCCTAGTCCAGCGCACGCCGCTCCTGCGGCAGAAGCAGAGCCTGATCAAAACCCTGTTGTCGAAGATCACCGGTACAGCGGACTGGGCGATGCCGCTCATGTTCGGCCACCAGATCGCAGCTCATGCGTCCAAGTGGTTGCCTTCGGCCAAGAAGTATTTCGACACCATGAACACCCGGATGTCCGAGCGGGTCAAGGCCGAGCAGAATGTCTCGCGGATCGCGGATGATTTTTACCAGCTTCCCCAGCGTGAGCAGAACGCCATTGAGAAATTCCTGAAGGACTCCACCGAAGCGCAGGCGTGGGGCTTCATGCCCGACTGGGTCAAAGGCGCGGTGTCTGTGGATGCCGAGTTCGAGGCGATGTTCCAGGAACTGAATGAGAAGCAGCAGAAGATCGTGGAGCGTGTGTTCCGGCATGGCCATGAGCAGCGGGAGCGTCTGACGGAGGCGATCAACGCCAACCTGCCTGCCGATGCGAAGAAACTGCTGAACAAGATGAAGGGGCCGTATGCTCCGTTGAAGCGCTTCGGCAAGTACGTGGTGACAGCGAAATCCCAAGCCTATATGGACGCGGTGACGTTCGGGAACACCAAAGCCGCTGAAGCGATGCGCTCAGACGCCGATCATTACCACGTGGAGTTCGTGGATTCCGAGACTGAGGCCCGTGATCTGGCGCTCAAGATGGAAGAAGCGCTGCCCGACCATAAGGTGCAGTCGTTCGAGTCCGCTGAAGAAGCCAAGCTGTTGCAAGAGATGGGGTTCCAGACGTTCAAGCGCATGGAAGTGCTGGTCAAGGGTAATCCGAAACTGGACACCGCCGGGCGCAAGGCGATGGAGTCTCTACTGTCCCAGCTCTATGTAGCCAGTCTGAACAGCCAGCATGCCCGGAAGACCGACATGCGCCGGCACAATGTGTCAGGGGCGAGTACCGAGATGATGCGGGCGTTCGTATCCCAGGGCCGTTCGGAAGCCGCGCTGATCGCCACGCTGAAAACCGACGAGGATACCCAGGAGACGCTGCAGCAGCTTCGTAAAGAGGCTGAGTGGTCCCACGACCGCATGAGCGCATCCAAGGTGCTGAACGAGATTCTGAAGCGCCACCTTGACATGATGGATTACCGCGAGACTCCGATACAGGACATGCTGCTGCGGACCAGTTCGCTATACCATCTGCTGTTGTCCCCGGCGTACTTTTTCACCAACATGACGCAGCCCGCCGTGGTGTCTTTGCCGGTGATCGCAGGCACGCATGGAGCAGGGCGCTCGGCAGGGGCACTGACTAAAGCCTATCAGGATGTGTGGCCCCTGATCTCCTTACTGAAGCGCAATGGCGGGTTCGACCTGACCAAAATGCCCCGGCTCTCCGGTGCAGTGGGGGACGAGCAGGCGATGCTGAAGACGCTGGCAGATCGCAACTTGGTGGATACAGGCATGGAGGTCGAACTGGGGAATCTGGCCAACCAGAGCAGCACCGTGGTTGGGAAAGCCCTGGGCAGTGTGAACTCCCACCTGCAGGGTGTCGTGCGGAATGTGGAGGCGTTGAACCGGGTCACGACGGCATTGGCTGCATACCGGCTGGAGTACACCCGCCAGATCAATGGCGGCAAAACCACGGCGGAAGCCCATCAACTTGCCACGGAATATACTGGGGGCCTCCTGGTGGATACCCACGGGGACTACTCGGGCCACAACGCACCACGATTGTTCATGCAGGGCAACAAGATCATGCCCGTCAAGATCATGACGCAGTTCAAGAAGTTCCAGATGATCCAGATCGGGCTCTTGGTGAAACTGGCGCGGGATGGTTGGATCAACAAGCTCCCTGCCACCGAGAAGGCTGCGGCCCGTGCTTCGCTCTATTACCTGCTGAGTTCTCAGGCGGCGCTGGGGGGCTTGATGGGCTTGCCGAGTGTTGGGCTGGTGTCTGCCTTGGCGCTGCTGGCCGGCGGCCCGGATGAAGAGGATGACGAAGCCCGGCTCCGCAGGGTGATCGGTGATCCCACAGTAGCGAAGTTGCTGCTGCACGGGGCTCCGGCGGCGATGGGGGCGGACATTTCCAAGCGTGTTGGTATGGGCTCTGTGTTCAACCCAATCCCGTTCGTCGATTCACGCAAACAGGGCAAGGAGATGGCTGCGGAGGTCATGGTAGCGGGCCTGGGGGCTCCGGTGGCTGCCGGTATGAAGATCGCCGAAGGCGTCTCCCAGATGTCTCAGGGGCGTTATTGGCGGGGGTTGGAGCTGGCGCTGCCGAATGGGTTGGCGACCAATCTGTCCAAGGTGGCGCGGTTTGAAACCGAAGGTGTGACCACCCGACGTGGCGATGTACTGTTCCACCCGGACGACATCGGCTTCATGGACGACGTGATGCAGGTTATCGGCGTCCCCACCACCAAGATGAGCGACCGGACGTGGAAAGCTGATGTCGCCTTCCGCACTGAGGAGCAGTTCAAGAACAAGTCCGCCCAGTTGAAAGAGCAGTACGAACGCGCCACCAAGTCGGGAGACACGGGCGCTCTGGGGGACATTCGCAAAGACTGGCTGGCGATGCAGGAGTCCCAGCGGGCGATGGGGTTCAAACCCACGGCGATGTCCAATCTGGTCAAGGCTCCAGGCGAACAACGCAAACGCGAACGCAACACCACGGGGGGGATGGCCTACACGAACAAGGACCGCAAGTTCGTACATGAACTGGATAAACTATGAACTGTTGCCGCAGCGATAGCTTGGGACTATAATGCGGTTGTGAGTGTCCTTTCTGGGTTACACCCCGTTGAGTTATCTCCGGGGTGTTTTTTTCGTCTGATCGCTGACAGGCGAAGCCCCCACATCTTCTGAGCTGCCACGCGCTCGGGCCAGTATTCCGCCCGGTTATAGACCGCCATCACCCCCTCCATCTTGTGGTTCAATAGCTTCTCAATCACGTGGGGCATCACGCCGATGTCGGCCAACCGGCTGGCGAAAGTACGCCGAAGGTCATGTGGGGTGTATGTTTGCTGGAGCCGACGCAGTGCATGGCTGAGTACCCGATGGTCGCGGGGCAGCTCACTGGGGGCGAGCTTGAGCGCTGCTCGGGTGTAGGGCGTGGAGGGGATGCGGTGCGCTCGTGTCTTGCCGACTTCCGGCGGGATCTCCAGCGTTCGATGCGACAGGCAATGCAGCGCCTCACTGGCACGGGTGCCGGTCAACAGAATGAAATAGAGCGTCCAGCGGGTGCCGGGGGACATGTTGTTCTCCCCGTAGAGCAGATCGAAAAAATCTGCCAACTCATCGAACGACAGGGTGCGCGTCCGCGCCGTCTCCTTGCCACCGATTACCTTGCGCTTGACGCGTTCCAACGGGTTGTCGCTGATCCACCCATGCTGCTCACAGTATTCCAGGAACTTCTTGGTGGAGGACAGGACACGGTTGGCGTGCACCGGGCTGCCGCGATCCACGATCTTCTGGAGCATGTTTGTCAGCATGGCGCGGGTGAGTTGATGCAGGGGTTGCTTTCCCACTTCAGGCAGGACATCGTTCATGAAGTAGCGCAGGGTGATCTCCGGGCGCTTGTACTCATTGACCAGATACTTCTCGTAGTAAATCTCGAACGCGTTGAACGTCGATGTCGGGATGTCGTACCCCACACCTTTCATGCGATGCAGTGTTTCCCGCGCCACCGCCAGGCCCATTTGTGGGTATGTGCCAATGGTGGTAATCTTGTCCTTGCCGTCTGTTCGCGTCCGAACGATGAACGATCTTTTCCCGGTGGAATACACCTTGAGATAAAGCCCTTCCTCATCGGCGTACTTGCCGGGCTTTGCATTTCGAATAAACCGATCAGATAACACTGCGAGTCCCCAGGTAAGTCCCCAAGCGAGGGATACTACCGAATACGAGGGTATACCGCAATAGCGCGCAGAGCCTTATAAACATTGGATTCTGCTATATGACAGTATGCGTGAATTCTGAATGGGGTGCAAGGGGTCGCGAGTTCGAATCCCGCCACCCCGACCAATAGAATCAAGGACTTACGGCCACCCTAGGGTGGCCGTAATCTTTTAAGTCCCCACAAAAGTCCCCGCTAGGAAGGAAATGTTTGGTAGTTGCCGCAGTTTGGACAGAAGATTCCGTCTTCCAGGACGTTGAAAAGTTGGTTTCCGCAGTTGCAGGTCCAGGATAAAGTCCCCTCCGGCGGGGCGCAGTCGAATTTGAAGCGGCCTTTCATGGTGCTGCATTCAGGACACTCCAACTCCATGGTGCCGGTGGGGGCGACGGATAACCATTCGTGGTGGCAGGCGGAACAAATGGCTGTGCCTGCCATGTGGGGGGTCCGTTCTTGTCGGGCGGTTCCGAGGTCGATAACTTGGCTCATGCGTGGGCTCGATTCAGGTGGATGATGTCGTGGTCGTGGTCGTGGCGGTCCGGGACAGGGATGATTCTTGACGCGAGTTCTGAATCGAACTCGAAGCATGTCGGGCTGCCGAGGTGGGTGTAGCCTGGGACTCCACGCCCGATGGCGACTTTGACCGCTCCGGTGGTTCGGACGACCCCCGGAGTTCCCAGGCGGATGATGCCTTTCTCCAGTGCGGAGCGCCGGAATGTGGTGTAGTTCACCCCGGACTCGTGGCACCACTGCGTCACGGCCTTGGTGGTGACGTAGAGCTTGGGGCGTTCCTTGTCGTCGCCCAGTACCAGCCGGCCAGCGATGGGGTTGCGGATCGGCTTGGGATCCAGTGGGATCTGGATTTTGTTGGTGCGGGTGTCCAGGTTGTCGAAGCCTTGCGTGATGATGATGCGTCCGACCATGGATGACATCATGGTGGCGAAGTGCTCTTCCGTGGTGTCGCGATATTCTTTGACGTTCTCACGCATGCTGGCCACGTGGCGCACGATCCAGTCGCGCAGGTTGTTCAGGTCGAAATTGACGAACCCGAGCTTCTTGGCGAAGTAGAGACCGACGAGCGTGCATGTGGCCCAGTGATAGTAATAACGCTCCTTGGTGGAATCGCCGCCTTCCATGAACCGGCTCATTTTTAGCGACACGGAGTGCAGCTTTTCTTCGATGGTCTTCCGGTTGGCGATGACGAAGCGGATCCATTCTTTGCCGACCGTGCCGTAGCAGTTCTCCAAAAGGTGCTGCGCGAGGTGCTTGTGGCGAGCGTTGTGTTGTTTGTACGCCACAGTCCCCTCGACCATGGTATCCATGCGTTGGTAATTGTCCAGATCCACTTCGAACACCCGCATCTGGGTGGCCTCGGGGTTGGTCGGGCTCTCGGTCAGGTGGTGGATGATGCCCTTGTTGCCGGTCATGCCGGGACTGCCGTTCCAGGCGGGAGGACGGTCGCGTTCGCTGCCGCTGATATCGCAGCCGATGCGAGTTCCACCGTTGGATAGCGCGTAGAGCGTGTCGCTCAGATCCTTGGCATCCGTCAGGTATAGCGTCACTTCATCCAGAAGGAACGGGAGGTTATTCATTTGACTGGCGCGGACGGGAATCGCCCGCACGGTGGAGTTGGTGACGACGACCTTCTCGGTCTGTTTGCAGTAAATGGAATTCCCGATTTTGAACGCAGTGCTCTTGCCGTAACCTGAGCCTCCGCTGGTCAATGCGTAGGGGATGCCCTTCCACTCGCTGTAATACATCAGTGGGTTAAGGATGCTGCCGAAGGCGTTGCCGATGGCGAGTTGGTGGGGTTCGGCATGGGGGCGGTTGTAGAGATCATCGACGCCTTGCGCCCATTCGGCAGCGCTTCCCGATGTGCCGCATACCGTGGCCAGCTCTTTACCGTGGAGCCGCTTGCCCATCATCACCTTGCGCTCTCCGTCTTTGGTGATCATGGTGTTGCCAATGAGGAAGCCGGAGAACTCGTGGTGCCATCCCATCTGCTGATAGGTCTGAATGGCGTCTTTGGCACGGCGCAGGTTGGCGGCGGCTTGCTGCACGAAATCATAGATGTGTTTTTCGTTCATGATGGTCATCCGTTGAGCGCCCAGGGCAGATTTAAGCGCGCGGGGGTCCGCCGCGACCTTGAGCGGGAGTTGAAATTCGAATTGCTGCGTGGTGTCAGCGACCCGCACCCGTTGGACGCATTGCAGCGCGTAGGTGCCGTCTTCCAGCCGAATACCATTGATGGGGTAGAACAGCGGGTGCGCCACATTGACTGTCTTCCACACACCGTCTTCCTCGACTTTTCGGGTGATGGTCTCGGTAGCTTGGTTGAACCCGAACCCATAAGCGCTCGGCCAGCAGGTGTGCAGCGTGTCCGCAGCGGGTTCGACCGGTGTGGCTTCCGTGGATGATGACTGGTCGTTCTCTCCTGATGGAGGCGGTGGCGCGGGGGGCGGGGGCGGCTCGACGGTTGCATCTTGTCCGAGCTGGACGGGGGATCGGCAGGTGTGCTTGCAACCAGCGCAGCCTGTTTCATCCAATGTGCGGAACCTTTCGCAGGTGGTTGGTCCAGCACTCCATTGGTCGAGCTTGTTCTGTGTATCGGCACGGTCATAATCTTCGTGTTCGCTGCTCCACAGGTGCGCGTAATGTTCGCCGTCTTTGCAGTGTTTAAGAACGCCGAGGTTGGCGTACCACAGGGGCTCACTGGCTCCACCGGTCTGGCTGAAGTTCTGAAGTTGGTGGCAGTGGCGGACGGCGATGGCGGCGAAGCTGTCCGGGTATTCTGGTAACAGACCGGTCAGGTTGCCTGTCCCGGTGGGGCGTTGTTGCGCGGGGATGTTGGGCTGGATCTGGTCGAGTAGATTGTGCTCCAGGCAATATCGCTTGAGCCTGCGTTTGTACTCCATGGCGGGCAGGAGGGTAGGGGGGTTTTGGCTGATAACCCGAACGGGCTGCGGTTCCTTCCCTGGTTTCTTGTTGAAGGTTCCCGGCACCCGCAGCACGCGCGCCACATCCTGATCGGCGGCGGAGTCGAACTTGACTCCGAGGTGCTTCCATGCGGCGCGTTGGTATTTGGCGATGGCTTCCCATTCGTCGGCGGCGATGGCTTCATCAAACAGCCAATAGCAGTGGTAGCCGTAGCCGCTGGAGACAGTGAGCGGGACGGGCAGCCCCACCGCCTGGAGGTATTGCTTCAATCCGGCCTTGGCTTCGTCGCGCGTCTGATACACACCAGGCTTGTCGGGTTTGACATCAATATCCTGCCACAGGCATCTGACCTGGTGTGCATTGTCCTGTGTCCGTCCCACAGCGTAGGTGAATCCGGTCGGGGTAGTGCGGGTTTGAACTTCGCTGTAGGTGGCCATGGCGAAGTAGATGTTGCTGTTGTCGGCCCGGTCCAGTTCCAGAGCTTTATCTGCGGCGTCATCCGCATCGGCCACCGGGTAGAGCACTGTGGCGTCGCCCTTGGGATGTCCGGGCCGGGGTTTGATACGTTGGACAAAGATGACCCCCCGGCTGGGGAGGATCATTTCCAGAAACTGTTTGGTATCCATTTTAGCCTGCCTACGTGTAAGTTAGTTCGTGGTGCGTTTCTCAACGAAGACGCGGATCGTGGCCACCATTTGCGCGCGGGCGTCACGGATCGAGTGCGCGGTACTGCACTTAATCAGGTCGGGACGCGGGAGTTTGTTCTGCTCGACCAGACGCTCCAGAACTTTGAGCGCGACGCGGACGCGCTTCTCGCATTCACGCCGGGGAGTGACGCCTTTCTTGAGGTACTTGAACACCATGACCTTGGAAACACCAAGGATTTCTGCGGCTTCCACGTAGGATAACCCTGCTTTGGTGATGGGGGTGAAGTCCATATTTCCTCCGTTTGATGAATAAGGGGAGCCGTGGTGACGGCTCCCCTGCATGGTTTGGTTCCGGTTACGTCAGACGAATCTCAGTCGTCGAAGTCCAGATCCATGTCATCAAGCGCGGCACCCAGGGCGGCATCCACTTGCGGGATGGGCGCGGGGGCCGGAGCGGGCGTAGGTTTAGCCACCTTGGCAGGCGTGGCTTCCACAGCGATGCTGGCCTTGACCGGAGCGACGGGGAGATCGTCATCCTCGATAACTTCGGGGGCGGGCGTCGGTGCAGGCGCAGGAGCGGGCTTCGGTTTGGATGGCTTTGCCGCAGCGGGGGCAGGTGCAGGTGCAGGTGCAGGGACTGCCATGGTCTCGAATGCTTCCTCGTTCTCCACGGCTGCGCGTTCGATAGGTTGCAACCCGGTGATCCGCTTGACCAGATCGCTCTCGCTGGCAACCATGGCCGCCTCATACGTGGCGCTGTCCAGAATCCCCACGGGCTTGAACGTCAGTTGTGGATGCGCGGCCATGATCTCGAAACCGATCTTGGTGACCACGGCCTGAGAATCCACGAACCCACGGCTGTCCAGCAGTTTGACGTACTCGCGGAACGCCTTGAGCGACGCCGCCGGGACACGGATCAACATGGCGTCGTCCAGCGCGCCGACCTGGGCAATGGCCAGACGTTTGGAATCGGCGCACGCCTTGGCTTTTTTGCCCGCTTCGGTAATCTTGGCACCGAACTGGTTGTGCGCGCAGGTGGCGCACTTCTTGGCCTGGGGTTCAGCAGCATCGGCGGCGGGGGCGATGCCGTCATCCGAGTAACACGTAGGCTTGTCGTCTGCGCCTTCCGTGTAGCCCTTGTTGTAAAACTGCTTGGCGTAGTTGGCACCGACCGGGCCGATGCCCAGCACCACGGCTTCGATGAACGCTGCCGGCTCGTCATCATGCGGGGCGGGCTTGCGGATGGGGGTTTTCTCGTCGCCGCGCTTCAGGGTAAAGACTTTGCCCTTGATGCTGATGACCGGATAGCCCAGGATGGCTTCGGCGATGGCGGACAGGTTGCCCTTCTTGCCTTCTTTCTTCTTGAGGTAAGCAGGGACGGGTGCGTTTTCAAAGGGGACGATATTGGTCATTTGTTTTTCCTCAGTTCAAAGTGATGGTATCAGCGTCTTGCGGTTCGGCGCAAGCAATGCGGTAAACTTTGGTCAGGTATTGCTGGGCGGCTTGCAGGGTGTCTTCCTCAAATTCTCCTGAAAAGATGGCCATGGCGGTGGCCAGGTGGCAGATTAGTGCGTCCAGAACGGTTTCAACATCCACGTCCTGTGCGTTGATGGTGCGGGATAGGGCACGGTACAAGCGGTCAACGTCGTCCATCAACTGCTCCGGAATCCAACCGTAGCGGTCTCCACCCAGTTGAGGCCGGGCGGGATGTCGTCGTGCTCCTTGCGGTACGCGTCCACCATGGTCTTGTTGGCGCGCTTCTCCAGGAAGTCCCACGACGCGTTGGGGATGACGAAAGATTGCAGATACGCTTCCCAGTCTGACACGGTGCAGGATGTGGTGGTACGCCGGTAGGCCGTGCCATATTCCCGCGAGCTGGTGGAGTCCGTACCGCGCTCGTTGAAGCGACGCAGGAATTCGATCTCAATCTTCTCTTGTTTGCCCTTCTCGGCGGAGTCTTCCATTTCGAAAGCCTTCTTCCGTTGCGCTCGGGCAGCGCGCAGCTCGACGTATTTTTTTATGAGCAGTTCGTCGGGTGCATCATTGAGTTTCATTTCTTGCCTCCTGTGTAATTTGCTTACGTGTAATCAACCACTGGTCGATATCGTCCTCGTCCCACACCGTGACGCGCGAGGCCAGGTGCAGGGGTTTGGGGAAATCATTGGCTCCGGTACGGGTCCATTTCCAGATGGTTGGCTTGCTTATGCCCGTCTTCCGAGCCACTTCAGTAACGCGCAGTGTTCGCATGGTTAACCCTCTTACGTGTAAGTATGTTTATTATCCACTCCTATATTGTTGTGTCAATAGCTTTATGGAACTTTACGATAATGCTTCCTCCCGTTGATCGCGCATCATATCCAGCAAAAGCCCCTGGACTTTCTGCTTGTCCTTGAGCCGACGGTAATACTTACGCTCGATCTCCGAGCCTTCGATCATCACGATGAGCTGCTTGTGTTTCTGGCCGGGTCGGGTGATCCGGGCGTTGGCTTGCTCGAAGATGTCGTTGGACGGGATAGGGGCATACCAGACGATGGTGTTCGCGGCGGTCAGCGTCAGGCCGTGTGACATGGCGGCGGGCTGCGCTACCAAGACGCGCAGGTGAGTGCCGCGCTGGAAGTCGTTGAAGATGCGATCCCGGTCGTGCTTGATGACGCCGCCGTGGATGCACTCCAGAACCACTCCCTTGCTCGTTAGATACTCCGCCACTCGGGCGATGACCGCCCGGTAGGGCACGAACACGATGACCTTGGCCGGAGCTTCTTCGATGATCTCGCGAACCGTCTCCATGCGTCCGGTGGCATCCATGTGCACCGCTTCTCCGTCCGTGCCGTAAGCTGTCCCGGCGCATATCTGGATGAGCTTCTGCGCCTTGACCGCCTCATTCACCGCCAGGACTTCTCCCGCCGCCACTTCGGCCCGCAAAGTAGCAAGCATGTGCTTGTACGCCTTGGCCTGCTCCGGCGTCAGGGCGACTTCCCGTGTCTGGTACATGCACTCCGGCAAGTCGATGCACTCGTCCCGGTGGAACCGGATGCTGGGCTGCATGGCGGTGTGCACGATGTTCGTCGATTCATCCCGGTTGACCCAGGTGAATTGATTGATCTGCCTTTGTACCATGTCGCGAAACCGGGTGAAATACGGAGGGACGCTGGACGGGGTGACCAGACGGCATTGCGCCCAGGCATCGGTCGGGGCGTTGGGGGTCGGTGCCCCGGTCATCCCCCAGACCCGGCGCGGGTGTTGCCGGTTTGTCAGGATGTTGAGCGCCCGGAAGCGATCCGTCCCGGCGGTCCGCCCCACCTGTGCCAGCTCGTCAATGATGATCAAGTCAATGTCCGCCCGCTTCTCCATGGCTTCGATGAACCCTTTGACTTTGATCCCGTCGTGGTTGATCAGGTAGAGATCGACATCCAGCTCCAGCATCTTCAGACGTTTCTCACGGCTGCCGTGCAGCACCGCCGTGGTCAGGTGAGGGAAATGCTGGAACACTTCGTCTGCCCAGGTGCGCTCCAGGGTGGAGAGCGGGGTGACGACCAAGGCTTTTTTGACCACTTTGCTCTGCCGGAGGTAGTCATAGGCCCATAGCGTAGCTAGAGTTTTACCGGTGTTGCCTGTGCAGAACACGCATCCATTCCTGCGAAGTACCAGGAACGTGCTAGGCACCATGAAACAATACTTGTAGCCATCTGTGGAAGGGGCGAACTCCATAGAGCGATGCTTGCCGGCGGCCCCCGATCCTTTCAATTGGAGGTTTGTACTACCAACAACGCGCACGTGGACTGTATATTCCGTTTCCACGTTCCCCCGACGACTCCGAGTATTCTGCAATACGCGAGCTACTTTCCCTGTGGCTGAAAATGCAAATTGAATAAAGTCAGCGGACGTTTTTACAAATGTCGAGAACCGCTTGCCTTTTCCCGGTGATTTTTTGTAATCCTCATCGGAACCATCCCAGTACATTACTTCGTCACATACCGTAAGTAATTGCGGGACCGACGCATTCCAGAAGCGCGCGTCGAATTCCTTCACCCGCCAAGGAGCAACAAATGAAAATACAGTATAGCCCTGTGCGGTCGCGGTGTTTTGTTCTCGTTCGCGCCACGGGATACCTGCCGCGCCTAATAACTCGCGCAGTCGCTGCACTTTTCGTTGTTTTTTCAAGCGGACAACGCAGCGGTTCGTGTTGTTCGGCGGGAAGTGTCCGTCCGCGATCACCGCAATTTGTACCCGAAGCTCCGCATCACTTAACGATAGACTCTGCCCTTCATCCCGCAAGGCGAACGCCGCCGGGATGGCCGCTCCGCTATAGCTGATGTCCGGCTTACCGAGTTTTCGATAGTGCGGAAGCGGCGCAACGATTCCGGCCATCCAGTTTTCTTGTCGGAGCATCAGCTCTGCCGCCTGGACTACTTCATACTTCTCGCTTCGAATCCGATCACGGATGATCATGCGGTGCTCGGGGCTAAGTAGTTGGTCTACGCCGTATGTGGTTTTGACACGGATCATTTCAGCGCACGGCAACTTTACAAACTCCGTAGGTTCTACGAATTCCGCCTCGCCCGTTTCCGGGTGGTATTGCGCAACTTTCCCTCCATTGAAATCCGCGATTCGCTTCCACCCTGACGGGGACAGGTATTCTGTTTCCGAATCAACACATCCCAAGTCCGCCAGGTTGTAGGCGCGGTCGTAACCAGACATGAACTCGGCAATTTTCCGCTGGTGGTCGAACGGCGTGAAGCGCCCTGGCCAATCGTAGTAATAATGGATCGGCGAGGGCGCTTTGATTCCGATATTGTTGAGCACCCGGACTTCTTCCGGACCATGCTTGACTGCGATGTACTCCTTCCCGTTGTGGCGAACTACCTTGGCTTTAGGGATTACCGACAACACCCGTTCCGGATCCCGCAGGCGCAGGATCAACGCCTTTTTCTTGGAATAGACCAGCATTAAGTTCATCCTCTACCAGTTTGGCGTAGCCCGCGATGTCGCGCCATGAGTCGGCATAGTCCGGGTCGCCATTGATGATCCGACCGATCTTGTGAAAGATCATGTCGAGCGCTTCTTGTTGTGAAGGGGTCAATACTTTACCACGCGCAGAGCAGAACCCGCGTTGTAGGTTCTTGAAGGTGATGGTGATATCTGCGTGCCCTTGAAAAGTACCGTAGCGGCGACCCCGTTCGTCGAGTGTGGCGGCGAGGTTACTCATTTCTTCCCCTTTCCGTAGGCTTCGGGGTGTTTGGCCCGCCATGCGCGGTTCTCGCTGGCGGGGACGATGCGGGTGTTGCTGGCCTTGGCGCTGCCGCCCAGGTCGAGCATTTTCTTGTGATCAACTTCGGTGCCGTCTCCGACACTGGCTTTGCCCGAGGCGATGGCTTGGCGACGGACGCGGTTGCGATCCACGCGCTTGTCTATGTTCTCGGGTTTCTTCTGGTACTCGGCCATGTAGGCCAGTTTACGCGGTGATGATTTAGGCATAACGCCACCCCTCGGTTTCCATTTCTTCCAGTTGTTTAACGTCATCCACCACCAGCGCGATGCCTCGCGCGGCACGGATGGCCATGAGTTCCCGCTCCTGATTGGCGCTGGTGCTCATGCGCTTGCCTGGGGCTTTGGTTTCAATCGCCAGGAACTTCCCCCCGTGGCAGCAGATGAAGTCCGGGATTCCGACCCGCCCCATCCCATTTTGCATGGGCATGAAAAACCAGATCCCCTGGTCTTTCAGCCAGCGTTTCACCTTGTTTTTCACCGCCCCTTCAGGTGTTAATGACATGAGGTTTCTCCGATGTTTTATGCATGAGATTGAGGTCGTGCTCCAGCGCGTTGATAGTGTCCACTGCTTCTTCCAGTCGCTCTGAGAGCAGCGTCATCAGCGGCGTGGCATCGTCCAAATTTGCTATATGCATTATGAGTTCTTCATTGGTGAGGTAGTCGAACTCCGTGCGTCTGAATGTCATGTTAGTCTCCAAAAAAGAACTTAGCTTATCCAAAAAACGTGCGCAGTTAATGCGCAAATAACAGCGAAAAACGGCCTTATTCGATCTATAACCTTCGTTATAGGGCCAGGTTACTTGTAAGCCCGTTTAGGCTTCCAGAACTGACAATCCTTGACCGGACACCAGCCGTTGCACAACCCTGAAGGCTTGCACGGCCACTTGTCCAGGTCAAAGGCGTTCTCCATCCGGCGAACCCGCCCCATAAACTCCTGCCAGATGGCGGGCATGTCTTCCCGACCAACCAACAGATTGCTTACTTTATCATACTTCAGCCAGATATATTGTGTGTGACAACGCGTTACCTCCGGATATATCGTCATGTATGTGGCGGCGAACAGCCGGAGCTGATCGTGATCCTCCTTGACCTTGCCCGTTTTGTAATCGCCCAGGTAGGTTTTATTTCCCCGAACGCCCACGTCGATGATGCCGCGATACCAACAATCGGACGCGTCGAAGCGAGTAGGCTGCATATTTTTGGTGAGCCCCAGTTCCAGTTCGCAAAACACCCGGTCGTCGAAGCGGTCGAACTGCGACACCAGCGTCTCCCACTGTTTCGCCCACTCGGGCAGAGGCACCTTGTCCCGGACGCGAAACTCCAGGGCTTCATGCACTCGGGTGCCCCACTCGGTGGCATCAGTGGGCGGCTCGGTCACATCGCCTACCACCTTGACGCGGTAGTATTGGTACGGGCAGGTCTCGAACTTGGTAAGGCTCGAATAGCTCCAGGCTTTCATGGTTTGGGCAGCTCCCCGCGATCCACTTCCTCCGCGATCTGATCCCAGAGTTGCTTCAATAGTTCTTCCTGGTGATCGAGGCTGACCCGCCCGGTGGGAGAGGCGGCGCGCGCTGATTTTAGCAAATTCATTCTTCGTTCCTTCCAGTAGGCCCGGCATCGTCGCTCGTATCGCTGCTTCTCGGGGAACGAGTCCGGGATCAATCGTTTCTTTACGGCGAAGGGGATGGCCACCGCCAGTATGGTTCGGATCTTCTGCTGTGCCTGTCGGGTTCCCAGGGTCTTGAAAAACGCCTGCACGTCAAAGTACGTGGCACTGTAGGGCTCCAGTCGGTCGCGCACATTCTTCACGAAGGCTTGCCAGAGATCCAGATTGTCCCGGTAATTCTCCAGCAAGGGAAGAAGCCAGGCGTCCTCATGGTTCAACTTGAACGCGTCGCCCATCTCTCTGGAACTTCGCATCAGTTTGTCTGCGTACATCAGAACTCCCACCGGGTTTGTGTGCTTTACTATGGCGTCTCGTGCATCACGAAGAGTCATTGTATGCCTCCTTACTTGTAATATTACTGTGTATGATAGTGTATCTACGCACATTGTTCAATTTGCTGCGCCGCACTATTTCGCCCCTCCGTAGGTGTCCGAGATCCCACCTTCCGCCCACAGGACAAGCTCTGGCCACCATTTCGGGGCGGTTCGCATGACATCGTAGAGCGTCGCCAGATGTTGCTCTGCGTCATCTTCGGGAACGACATAGACCAGCTCATCATGAACCATGAGCGTGGGGGTGTATCCCGTGCGGGCTTTGATCTCCAGCGCCTGCTCGGCAATGATGTCGCGGGCGATTGATTGTATACAGTTTTCGCAGACCTTCCCCGGCGATAGGAATGTCTTGTTCCGCCCTTCGCCGTAGACCCAGGGCACATCGCCATCTTCCAAGAGTTCCTGACGCAACGCAGGATAGTGGATGAATCGCCCCTTGACGGGGAGCAGTATCTTGTCTTTCGCAGTGCGGCACAACCCCCACGCGTCTATGGCGCTCTCCGCTCCGGACAGGACGTTCGGCAGCGCGTCGCCACACTGCCGCCACCCTTGTTTGATCTCAGCGTATGCCTTGCGCCACTTCTTGACGATCTCGCGAGACTCATCCAGAGTGATATCCACACCGCCCATCATCTTGGCGATTCGCACGAAGGTGACTGCTCCTGCGCTGAAACCCAGGCCCAAATGCGCGACCTTGCCGATCTGGCGCTCGGCCTTGCTGATCTCGCTGACGGGCTTGCCATACAGGCTGGATGCGAAGTCTTTATACAGGTCCGCCTTCTCTGGGTCGGCCTGGAACAGCGCCATGCTGGAAGGTACTTTCCAGAGGAAGTGATTCACCCGCAGCTCAATCCCGGACAGGTCGGCAACGACCACCTTGTACCCTTCGGGGGCACGCAGACTGTTACGCAGGCAATCCCCCGGCTTGCCGGAAACGCGTGGCATGTTCTGCACGTTGATCTTCATGTGCCCTGACCAGCGCCCAGTGTGGCCACCGAAGTACAGGAGCGGCATGGGCAAGCGCCCGCCAACGGATTCGGACAGGTCAATGAACGACGTGATGCGAGACTCCAGCAGCGTGCTCTTGACCCCCAGCCTGGCATTGGCTGCGGCAGCAACGATAGGATCATCAGACCCCGTCAGAGCGACGAACCCCTCATCGGTTTTCGCCAGCGCCGGGGCGGGTTTGCCTGTGGTGGGGCTGATCTTCATCGGGATATCCACACCCAGCTCCTTGAGCACTTGCCCAAATTTAGCGGCGCTGCCCAGCGTGGTGACCACAGCTTCCACCGCGTCCTCGTCATCCATGCCTGTCTCATACACTCCAAGCATCGAAGCCAGGTCGAGCAGCATCTTGTTCTTCCGGGCTTGCTCTTCTTGCAACGTCCGCCGGAGCAGCGCTTTGTCCACTTCGAAGCGGGGTTCCACAAGCATACGGATGGTCATGTCGATCAGCTTCATCTCCGCCTTACTGGTAAGCGGATGCAATACTTTGAACAACCGATTGCAGAGTTCCACGTCCTCGATGTTGTACTCCCGCATGGCGGTGATCTCATCGCCGGAGAAGTCCTTCATGTGCCGCCCCTTGGTGTTCAGGAGCGCGGTGCTGTCCTTGACGCCAAGCTGATAGTGCTCGGCCAGCGCCTTGAGCGATCCTCCGGCGGTCTTGGCGTGATGGGGTTTGGCCATGGCCAGGGTGCAGCCCCACATCGCCGGGCGCATACCGAAGCGCCACGCGCTGATCATGGCATCGAACCCGGAGTTATTGTGGGCGATAACCAGCTTGTCGCTCCAGTCAAAGTGCCGGATCTGAGCTGCGATGGCGTCCTCCCCAAAGGTGCAGAGGGTAGGGGATTTGCCGATCTTGATCGCCATGCTGATGATCTCTGTGTTGGGGTGCATGACGTACTCGATGGGGTTCATCTTGGTCAGACTGTGGTCGCTGCTCCAGAACGTCTCGTAATCCAGAACGACGGGGACGAGCGCGGCCATTATGCAGCCCTCCGAAGGGGTATGGTCAATTCCATGTGTCGCAGGGCTTCCTCCGACTCCTTGCGACGGCGCAGCCAGGTAGATGCGTCCATCTGGTAGCACTCTCCTTGCAGGTACAGCTCCTTGATCGGACAGCCCAGGTCTTTGGCGTTCAGCTTGTTGGCGGTGTAGGAGATCAGTTCTTCATCTCCATCCATCAGCGTGCAGATAACCGTCCCGTCATAGGACTTTTCCAGCTTGATCATCACTGTGCATACGGGTTTCATTTCAGCTTCTCCATTGTAAATGTTCTATCGTGAATGGTCAGACCAGTGTTACGCGCTTTGATGCTCAGATACATCTCGGCCTCGTCCTTGGTGTAGAAGTCAGCGAGGCAGGTATAGTCTCCCGGCTCACCGAGGTAGACACTCCACATATCAGATTCTTCGTCGCTGACGAAAGGTTCAACCTCACCGTTAGAGGTCATCCGGCAGCCGGCTATTTGCAGTTGATTCATTTTTGCCTCTCCTCTCCTCTTCTCTCTTCTTTCCCTTTTTCATTTCTTCTTCGACCCAGCGCTGACTTGGCCAGTCTTCCGCGTCCTTTGCTGAAGCTTCAGAAATCGCTTCTGTTCCAGGGCGGAATTTCACTCTTGCTCTCCCATGTTGAACCCCTGTGCGGCGTAGCCCGCCACGAGGGTGCGCTTGATATGCTGCTCCATGACCTCGGCGGCCTGGAACCCGCTTACAGGGTTGTTCGCCAAGCTGACGATAAGCCGTCCGATGAACTCGGCAGCCCCTATGACTGCTTCGCCCGTGGTGAATTGCCCGTCGCCGATGGCGCTGTTCAGCCGGGTGACGATCCACTTGATGTTCCCTTCATTGATATCGTGTCGCATTACTTCTCCTTGGGTTACAGCTTGACCGCTTGGACTGAGGCGTCGTTGTTGTACCGACCACGTGCTGAATAGCTCCGATCCTCCGGCACAGGCTCACACATGTGGAAGATAATCTGCCCGATACGGACACCGTGGTGGAGGCGGATCACGTGGTTACGCGTAAGGTTCTGAAGCTCCAGAGTTAAGACGGAGCCATGCCAGCCAGGATCACACCACGTGGCCAGTGCGTTGTTCAGCCCTGACCGTGCCCCGGAGGACTTCAGCTTGAACTCGGCGGCTATCCAGTCGGGCAGGTTAAAACGCTCCATCGTGTGCGCCAGGATGAACTCGCCCGGCTGGAGATCGTAATATCCGTCCTTAATGTTCACTGACATCATCGCCATGGGTGTCCGGTCTACGAGCGAGAGCGTGCAGCTCGTGTGGTCGCTATAAGCTTCGGTCAGTATGGTGTCCCCCAGGCGCACGTCGATGGACGCCGCGTTGATCTGGTCGAACTCCACCGGGGTGATGATGTCTTTCTCTACAAGCTGTTGCAATTGGTTGAAACTCAGTAGCATAGGTCAGACTCCTTGGTAATGATCACTTAGGGACTTCTCATTTTCTTTCGGCGACCGGTTTCTCCGGTGGATACTCGGCGTTGTCCTTCGTCACGCACCGCCACTCTTTAGGATCGAGCGGTTCGACATACGTGTAGAAATCCACTCTGACCACCGCTAGATACCCGCTGTCGTACATGACAAGATACTGTTTCTCACCAGCCCGAGGTTTCCAACGCTCACCGGTCTTTATGTTCTCAGCCTAGAATTCGCGGCTCATTCCTTCTCTCCTTTCTCGCGGCTGAAGCCGCACTCCGGGCATTTCATGCAGTCGATCAGCTTCCCCGGACCACCGACGTGCATGGTCTGAACTTCACTGCCGCCGAGGTCGGGCAGGCCAGCACGCCACGTCTGCTGAAGTGCTTTGCCTTGGGTCATTTCGGTGTTGCATTTTGGGCAGATCATTTCCCATCCTCCTTTATCTCAACCACGATCTCCCAAGGCTCGGTGATCATCTGCTCGGCCTCTTCTTTCGTATGCCATAAGCCGCGATCCTTAAATCGCACATAGGAGTCGTGCTTGTCATCCTTGACCCATACGAGGCCGGATGTGCAAATCCGGCTCCGCATTGATTTCTTAACTGTGACAGCGAACAATTCAGTTCTCCTTTATGAAGTTGTTACCGAATCTGACTTCGGTGACGTCCACAGCTTGCGCACCCGCTCCCATTCCGCCCGGTCGCAGTCTTGCCCGAGCGTCTTGTAGTCGCTCCCACGCGCACGGTCAGCATCGTCTCTCGCGAAAGCCTCTTCAAGGTCGCGATGAATAACCGATTTGGTATTTTCAGAAAGCTCCGGCCACTGCTCAATAAGCCAGTCGGCGCAGTCGCTCACGATGTAGGTCATGCGCCCGCAGCAGTAGCGAAATGCTGCTGTTACCATCAGATCATCGCGTCCCCAAGGTCTTTTCATTCGATCACCTAAAAAATTATGCAAATTTATGTTATGACGTTGTTCCAGAATCTGACTTCGGCGGCATGACGGTTATTAAGTAGACACATGTTTATGTGTCTACTTGGCGTTAGGTGGCAATTTCAACGCCTCTACAATTGCCGGTCGCAAAACTGCCGCCTTAAACTGTCCGGAGTTTTGCGGTATATGTTCCGCATGTATCCATGCTTTTGCCAAGGCTCTAATAATAACGCTTGGTGCGCTGTCATATGCCCATTTTGAAATGTCTTCGTCTGTGAAATTCATTCGATCACCCTCCAAACTTTCGCGGCACCACGCTTCCCCGACACTTCCACCAGCCCACGCCCAGCCATGCGGCGCAGGCGCAGTGCAGCAGCGTCAGGAGTAATGCCCAGCACCCCGGCCAAACGGCCAGCGGTGACTGCTCCTTCCAGGCTCAACATGGCGTCGAGGTATTTACTATCAGCATCGCATAGGCGAGCGATGGAACTTCGACGGTCGCCTTTCCTTTCGTAGACCGATGCGTGCACGTCGTAGAACGGTGCGCAGGGGCGGAACAACATTGTGGCGAAGTTCATGACTCACCCCTGTGCGCTGCACACATAGCCAGCAGCGGGGCTTTCCACTGCTTCCAGAATTCGAGTGCGTGACTCGCATCCATGTCGTCAATCTCACTCTCGCTGAACGTCGCCCAGTCCACATGACTGTGGCGCTGACATCCGAGGCGCATAAAGTTGTCAGTGATCAGGCACCAGTAGCACAGGTTTGTGATACTGATCGGTGTTCTCGTCACCACTTCGCCGTCAATGTTGGCTCCGCACAGGTCGGCTCCGCGCAGGTCGGCTCCGCACAGGTCGGCTCCGCGCAGGGTGGCTCCGCTCAGGTTGGCTTCGCGCAGGTTGGCTTCGCGCAGGTTGGCTCCGCGCAGGTCGGCTTCGTACAGGTTGGCTCCGCGCAGGTCGGCTCTGAGCAGGTTGGCTTCGTACAGGTCGGCTCTGAGCAGGTTGGCTTCGTACAGGTTGGCTCTGAGCAGGTTGGCTTCGTACAGGTTGGCTTCGTACAGGTTGGCTCCGCGCAGGTCGGCTCCGCACAGGTCGGCTCCGCGCAGGTCGGCTCCGCACAGGTCGGCTCCGCGCAGAAGCCCATCATATTCAAACAGGACAGCGCCTGTTATCTTGTGTTTGATTTGGTTCATGCCGTCCCCCTCAGTCGTTTGATCTCCTCCAGCGCCAGACATGCTGTATCGAACACAGCCTCGATGTACTCCAGGTTATGCTCTCCTTCGTTCATGTAGGTCTCCAGGTCATCGACCACGGCGGACAGCAGATATTCCACTCTTTTCTGTTCATCTTTCATGACTTAATACTCCGTTGTCAGGTCGCCGTTCGGCAACCGCTTGACGATATCCACGTCTAACTCCGCCCTCTCCTGAGCACTGAACAGCTCATGGTATGCCGTCCAGGCGTCATCGTAGGTGGCACATTCAGCGACGATCTTCTCGTTGGTTCGCCCGTATCGCGTCACCACGACCCACGATTTCTTGTTTTCCGGGAACAGCTCATCCGCACGGACGCGGATAACGTCCCAGGTCACCCCTACGTCGGCGTCATAGCGATTTCGCACGAGTTCAAACACTTCCCGAGCCTGCTTGTCTGTCAGGTCTGGGCGAACAGCTTGCACGTCGTCGAGGTGCCACTTGATTGTGATAGATCTACTCATTTCAAATCCTCCGGTATCTCAACCTCGTCGCCCAAGCGGGAGGCAATGAAGCATCGCATGGCCGCGATAAGCGGGGTAGGGCCTGCGTACACATGGCCTACTTTGAACTCGAAGCATCTCCAATCGTTTGCTCGCCCTTTGAAAGGTTCTACGCTCAGTCCTTCCCGCTCGATGATTGGGCCGCCTAGCATCCAATTTATTGAGTACCCGCAGTTCCAACCTTCGGGGATAGATATCATGTGCCTCGGTTCAACCGGTACAAGCTGGTCGGTCTTGAAATCCTGCTGCATGGCCAAACCCGCCTCGTACCCTTCACACTTCGCCACCAGATAGTCGATCTGGATGGGTGTGGTTTCTGCTATTTTGATTTTCATCTCATTCTCCGTAGCAGTAGTACGACGGCACCCACCGTGCCTCAGCGCGCATCACCTCGGCTTCATCTTGCCATTTGTTCCACAGCGCGCGGTCAATGGCGTCGATCAGGTCACCCTCATGCACGCTCTGGAGCAGGAACATAGCGTCGCATCCATCGACGGTCAGACTGTCGATTTGCGGCTGGTCGTCATCCTGCGGGAAACCTTCGACAACGAAGGTCAGTCCCATAAAGCTGAATTTGGCTTTCATTTCATCTCTCCGATCAAAGTTATGCCACAGGCTTTCGCCGTGGCGCGAGCTTCAGTTTTTGTGTTGCTCCATGGCTGTACCATGTCCTTCCCTTCATCATCAACGATGCGCCATGCGACAACCCACCAAGCTCTACGCATGTTGAACCGCTCTTGCCGATCCTTTTTCAGGTATCCGCGCTTCATCTCTTTTCTCCCGTTGGCACCGCCCTGCACAAGTGCAGCTCGTCGCCGATGAAAATCGTTCCTTCTTTCTCTCCCAGGCACTGCGCCACAATGCCTCGCAGGGCGCTGGCCTCGCTCTGGGCCTTGATGACTGTTGCCGACGCCTCTGCCTCATAGTGACCATCCAGCCATGCGGTAAGGCACAGCAACATCAGGACAACCACGGCGGCGATGGCCAGCCGTTCGAGAAAATCCAGCACGGCCTGTTGTCGTGGAAGGTCAGCGCAATACCACGCCATGCGCCAACGGAACCCCTTGCTCCGGTAAAACCGGAACCTGCTAATCTTGTTCATATTGCCCGCTCCTAAACCCTGGGTGACACCGGATAACTGCCACGCTTGGCACGCCATCCAGTAGCTTTTGGATGGCCGTATCCAGCTCTGCCATCCGGTCGTTAACGATCTGCTCCTTGCGCCGCCACGCCATCTGTTGCCCCATAGCTTCGGCTTTGGCTATGACTAGAGCCTGATACTCAGACTCCAGAACGATGGCAGCTTGGGCGCGGTCAGAGACAGTGACTTGCGTTCGTTGATACTGACTCACTCATAAGCTCCCTTCGCGTCTTGCGCTTGGCGTTTCGTTTTAAACATAGTTACTCCTGATAGGTAAATTCATGCATGTGCAATTCATGCAGCCTGTTGAATAGGCTGTGCCCGTCTTGAAGTTGCGGGCAGAGATTCAATCGCGCAACATCGTGATGGTGTTGCGATATCTCAATGTCGATGAAGAACGGGCGTTCGCAGACTTCGCCCGGCATTTGCAGCGTCAGCGTTGACCGCAGGCTTGTGTCAAACCCCATTTTTCTCAGAATGGCCCGCGCTTTCTTTGTAGCCGGATGCAGCTTCATGGTCACACCCACATACTGTAATAAATCGCACCATCACCGGCACGAAACATATTGCCCGACAAAACGCCCGCTTGCGCCCGCGCTTGCCATTCTTCCCAATCGCCACCTGCCCATTCACGGAATTCGCGGATGTCTCCTGATATGAATTGCATGCACAAGGCATTGAGTTCCACATCATCCCAAGCGGCGATTTCATCATCATCCCAAGCGCCGAGCCCTCTGACATAAGCACGGAACGCTTCGCGCTTTTCGTCGGTGTCCAACAGGTCGTAATCTCCTGCATCATCGCAGGCATTTGCCCAGGTTATCTGGCCCGCATCTGCGCCGATTTCTGCAACGCTGGCGGAATAATCACGGTGAGGCGCATCTGTGAAAAATCGGGTGATGTTCAGTTCCATTCTGTCCCCTCCTGAGAAGCTTCGTAATCCCGTTGTTCTTCAGCCGCATATTCGGCCATGCTATCCGCTGCATAAGCTGCATCGGCTTCGCTGTGGTAGATAGTCCCGTCCACTCCGCTAGCCATATCTACACCCATAGACCACCCGGCAAGCCAGCCGCGTCCGTGCGGCAAGGCCATGACAATCCCTCGAATAGTCTGGTCATGATAGTCGTCGCAATACCAGCCGCGATGCTGGATATCTGCATCCGCTACTTCGTCAGCCCATTTCCAGCGCAAGCCCATCTTGCCGCCACCATCACTGGTTAGGTAAAAGCCCCGTCCTGGATGCGAGCCCGTGACCGGTGTTGGCGCATGATAGTAGCCACCAGTGAAGGGGTGCTTCATGTGGGCGATGCGCTTCTTAAAACTGCCGCGCGGCAAATCCCACACGAACTTGGGGAACGTGAAGCCAGCAAACTGAAATTCGGGGGCGGGTTTACTGAGCATTTTCATCCTCCTGCCATGCCCGGCAACACCGGGTTGAAATGTAATAATGGGCTGACGTGTCAGCCATGCGGTATTCGATCAGCATAGCCCGCGCCTCTCTCATCGTGGCGAATTCGTCTACCGTCTCAAGGTAGCCGTCGCCCTTACGCTGGATGTATTTCATCGCTCGATCCAAGCCTCATAGGCGCGGCAGACTTCCTCCCCGGCGAACCACGCCAGCGCGTTGAACACCATCGTACGGTTGTCGCTTCGCGGGTTGTATAACCCGTCGGCGATGCCTTCCTGGGTTTCACCCTTCAGGCAATTGAATCCGGCGAGGAACGCGATTAGGCCCGATTCCCCAAAATCTTCCATGTTGGCGACGGATAGGATGTCTGCTTTGTGACGCTTGGCGAACGCCACTGTGTCACGGAAATAAATGAACCCGTGGAACCCCCCGTTGATGCCATGCCGCGCCACATCCGGAGCGGATTGCCGGAACGCCTCCCATCCGCCTATCTGTCTGACAACGGCCCGCACCAAGGCGGGTGGGAGGTGTGTGGATGCTACAAATTCTTTCATGGACATGTCACACCTCCATAGCCTGCAACTGACAGGCAAGACGGTACAACGGGAATACGCCACGCTTCATGGCGAAGCGGGCAGCCGCATAGCGGCCACAATTGTGGCGTAAAGCCACAGCGCGAAGCGCCATGGCTGCCTGGGGGTGATGACTGCTGGGGCTCATAGTTTCCTCACTTCCTTAATTGCCCTTGCCGGGCATTTCGAGATACGGGCAGCGTGCGGCTCGCTGTGGGCGAACACACGCACCTTGGCGTGCCACGTGGGAGTTTCCACGTGGATGACGTACCAGCTCCATAGCTTCATGTCCGCTGGCAGACCAGCCCGCCACGCGGGCCGATGGACAGGACGAAGTCGGGATACTCCGCGAGTGAATCCCGGTTGTTTGCGATATGGATGGTCGCTTCGATGCGCTGGCCGAACCGGTCAAGATCGCGGGCAACATCCATATAGGCGACCTTGACCGCCGTGAGCGAAGGATGCCGAACGGCATCGTCGAGTGAGTCGTTGCCAATTCGTAAGAAGCACGTTTTCAACGTGCGCCTGTCGGGCGTTTGCATGGTGTTTTCCCTTTCCGGGTCAATGAAGGTCAACGCGAATTGACCGCGTTGTCTTATAGGCTACCACAGGCTTACGCGTAAGCGCAAACCCGTTCTCACTTGTCCATGCCGAGTACGGGAAAACGGAGGGGGCCGCATAGCGGCGACGATTTTTGCGGGGTATCCACATTGCTTTGAACGCAATGTTTGATGTGTTGGTGGTGAGTGTCATGATTTGCTCCTTTCGAGCGTGGGGAAAACGGTGGAGGCCGTGACCTCCACCACCTGATCGCGGCTCGCGCCGCTGAATAGCCAGAACTCCATGGTCTTTCTCCCTTTCAAAACTCAGCCCCTTTCCGGCGGGCTGCGATACCGTCTAAGCAGCCTCCAGGAAGATGCTTAGATGCCGTTACACGCCACGGTCACGGGCGGCAGGTTTAACGTCATGCCTGACGGGGCGTTATTGCTCTGCCGAAGCCAACAGCTTCTGCGCGGCAACGCTGTCACCCGCCACGCTCTGAATGAGTTGCATCAGAGCGTTGTATTCCATGCCTGCGGCAAGCGCGACACGGAACATCTGGCGGATGGCAGCCTCTACGGCGTCATCCATTCCCATTCCTCCATCAATTACCTGCAACCGGCAGGTTCGGGGGCAGGCGTGACCTATATTTCACACCTGCCGGCGGGGCTGCGACCTAGACGAAGCCCCGATGGCGGAATACCGCCACTTTCCGGACTGAACCGTCCGGCATTACCTCCTCGGCGCTTTCGCGCCGAGAGAAGGCGTAAAGCGGGGCGACGCCCGCCTGACGCAGCGCCTCCTCGAGTGGAGCCATGAGGAAGGGTGCGCCTCCCACCATGGCGAACTTGTACCCACCGGCTTGCGCCAGCGTGGCCAGCGTGGCCAGGGCGCGGGCAGCAGCCCTGATCTCTTCAAAACTTGGCAGCTCCTCGAAGTTGAGGAGCTTCTTAAGAGCAGGTTGATCCTCAGCCGGGGCGTCAATGACCCCGGCTTCGATTTGATCCCCTGACGCGGTGTGTTGCGTCAGGTTGAGGATGAAGCCACGATGGCCCAGGCGGGCCATCTCCGCCACGAGGGCGGGGGTGGTGGTGCCGTTTTCCTCGGCACCGAGGGAGTTCCATGCCTGCTGCATGGCGAGCTGTACGGTAGTGGTCATGGTCTTACTCCTCTGATTGGTTAAGTTCGATTTCATTCGCCCAGCCCGCCTCAATGGCGTCCAGGCAGGCGGGGAGCTGCTCGCGCGGCACATGGGTGCCGGCGATTTCGATGAACATGGCGGATTCCAGCACCGCCATGAGTTGCGCTCTGGACAGCGTCTTGCCATCCAGAGCGGCCTGGGTGTGGCCGTGCGGCGTTACATACGCCACGTTGGAGCCTTCGCCCCAGGCCCAAAAATTTACTTCGTAGGTAATAATCATGATACATTCCTTCCTGCCGGGTCACGCCGGCTAGACGACAGTGTCCCCACCGCACTGTCTCGAAGACCTGACTCCGAGATGTGCGGAACAAAGGGGACAGGTGGGAATTCAACGCCTAACTTAAGGCGGCTTTTTGGGTTAAGTTAGCCAGGTCTGGTTAGTCGGGGCATATAAGCATTTGCTCAAGTTAGCCACCTGACTTTTGCTTGGTTAGTCGGGGCATATAAGCATTTGCTCAAGTTAGCCACCTGACTTTTGCTTGGTTAGTCAGGCTCCAGTTAGTCATGGCATATAAGCATTTACTCAAGTTAGTCACCTGACTTTTGTTCGGTTAGTCAGGGTTTATCAGCGTTCCCTGAAGTTAGTCAGGGACTAACCAAGGCTCCAGTTAGTCGGGGTTCATTAGCATTCTCTGAAGTTAGTCAGGCTCCAGTTAGTTTTTCGCTGACTAACTTATATGCCATTCGGGAGAATGCAAAAACCCCTTTTGCAGAGAAGAAACTTTTACATTTATCTGACCCCTTATTTTATGCGGGTTCTGAGGCTATAAATGTAAATCTGCAAAAATGCACGGATTAAAACGAATAGACACGAAAATGTTTACGTGTGTTGGTTAGCTAGGGGCGCTATGCCACTAATCCCCGACTAACTTATATGACAATTTCTTGCCACACGCGGGGATATACTTTTTTTTTCTTACATTTTTGAATATATATATATAAAATAGCCTTAAAACCCTTATTATATAAGGGAGGTGGCTTTCTTCGAAAATGAGTGGAAGATAGCCGAATATCCAAATCTCATGCACTTTCGCTTGCAGAACCCTTATAAAACAAGGGTTTGCGGCGCGTGACTAACTTAAAAACTCCCATATGCCACGTGGAAGGGCTTAAGTTAGTCACCCGTGGTTAGTCGGGTGACGGGGAAAGCCTGACTAACCAAATTCTGGTTAGTCAGGCGGGTATTCGAAGTGGCCTATGCGGCCACTTCGAACTCGTTTTCGTTGACGATGGCCGCCAACTTGATGGCCGCGTTGTTCAACACGTCGCACACGTCATCTGCCCCCGAAAGGGCTGCGAACTTTTTGTGCTTGGCTAACAGAAGTTTTACGATGCTGCGAATAGCCTCGTTCGGGTCGAAGTCTTTGGCCACGTTTTCCTTTCTTCCCAGCGTATGCCACGCTGGGATCATTTTCAGGGCATCTTCGAATTCTTCGCGGCGCATCGTTGCCATGGCTTTCTGTGCCTTGGACGACAATGCGGGCTTGTCGTCCTTAAAGTAAAACGGCAACAGCTTCTCCCCGTTTTGGGGTGCCCACGTAAGCCAATGGCTCATGGCGGTTCTGTTCGTGGAGTTCCCTACGGCTTCGAAAAGCCGGATGGCCGGGTCAAGATTCCCGTGAAACACGGCGTGAAACGCCACGCCCTCAAGGGCGGTTTGAATTGCTTTTGTTTGGGAAGCGTTGCGTTTTTGAATATTTTTGATGATTACGTTCAGTTTTGCGATTTCCATGATCTTTCCTTTTCGGTGGTTGATGGTATGAAAAAACACCCCCTAAAACGCACACAATCGCGCTCAGAGGCGTTTTCAGATACCGGGTAAGGGGTTACCCTACCCAGAACCAAATTTTTTACCGTAGGGGTTCCGAACAGTGTGCAGGTTGATCCTGCTGCGATTGATCCGCCACCAGCCGGCGCCATGCGCCCGGTATTGGACTGTCCGTCGTCCATGAACCCTATGCAGTCGGCATCCCAGCCGAACCGCATACTCGTCGCTCATTTCGCCCCGACGATGCCTTGCGCCTAGCCTCTTTTATCCGCCTACAGCTTGCGCTGATCCTCACGGGTTTTACGCGCTCGGGTTTCCCGATAGTGCTAGGACACGCGTAATCAGGTTCCAGCCTTGCTGATTTGGCTACCGGGATTCTGCCCTTGCCCGGTATGGGCGAACTGTTACGGCTCCGTTGCCTAGACAGGTTAGCGTTGCCCACTGTAGTCCCTTACCGTTCGATCTCTCCGGGCTGAAACCCGGTTCTATCGGTGCCACCTTCGGCGCACCCGGTCGCAAGCCGCTACACTTCATGAGCCCCGATTTCTGACCCATTTTCCTGCGGCTTGCAGGAACTTTTTTACCCTGTCTTTCGCGCCAGTTCAGCGCAGTTGAGCGTTTCGTGAATTCCGCCCTTCCACCTATGGCGCGCCGTCAAGCGAAGGGGGCTAGGAAGCTACGGGCCCCCTATGGGACACGACCCCGGACACCCCCGCCCCGCCTGTTTACCTGTGCCGCATACCCCACACTCAAAAATTGACCCTGACTAACTTAGTACCCTAATCGCATAATCCCCAACGAAACCTTAGTACCCTAAATACATAATCCCCCGCGAATTGACCCTGACTAACTTAGCACCCAAACCTCCACGAAAACTTAACACCCCCATACCCACCAATACACCGTAAAATACAAAAATTCAGAAATCGACCCTGACTAACTTAAGCCATGACCCAATACGAACTGCTCCAAGCCGCGCTGGCCCTGCACGAGAAGACGAACGACCCCTTGTTGCTCGACGCCGTCCGGGTGCTGACCAGCAAGAACCAGAACCCCCGTCTGGTGGAGATGGCGACGGCCTGCATCCAGGCTTGCCGAGAGGCGCATTTCGTGTTATATGGAACCTATGAGCCTACCATCGACCATCCTTCCTGAATCGTCGCTCCCTCCGCTGGAGCAGGCGCGTCTTCTGGCGGAGCTGAATCTGCTTTATGCCCAGGAGGAACTGTCGCGCCGTATCATCGACACCACCATCACGACCAAATCCCTGCTGGATATGGCCGAACACAGCTACAAAGTCAGTGGCATGGCGGTCAAAAACCAGCCCAAAGAGCCTACAGGTAGCGGTGTGAAGATCGTGTTCAACATGCCAGCGACGCAGACCGCCCCGGCGCGGGTCATTGAGGTCTCAAAATCGTCCCATACGGTGGAAGATGACGTGGATTCCTTCGGTTTGCCCCGTCCGCCGGAATTTTTGACCCGCAGTGAAGGGAATATCACCCTGGAAGTGAGCGAGTGGCAGGATGCGTGACGAGAATACGGTCGAATATAACCCCACCCCGTCGGTCGTGCCCTTCCTGGAAGCGGACAAATTCGCTAATTTCATCGTGGGTCCGATTGGCTCGACCAAGACAACAGCCTCCATCATGAAAATCGTCCGCGAAGCGGCGAGAATTGCTCCGTGTTGGGATGGGATCCGTCGTTCACGCACCGCCGTCATCCGTAACACCCGACAAATGCTCTACGACACGACCATTCCCGACTTCGAGAAGTGGCTGGGGGTGACCGGCGCGTTGTTGCGCACTGAGTCGAAGTTCGTCATGCGGTTCAACGACGTGGAATGCGAGATTCTGTTCCGGGGGCTGGACGACAGCGACAGCGTGCGGCGGCTTTTGTCCCTGCAACTGACATTTGGCGTAATGGACGAATTCCGCGAGATCAACCCGGACGTCTACAACGCGCTGACGGGCCGGCTGGGGAGGTATCCGGACAAAAGCATGAACGGCGTGGGGCCGTGCGACGACTCTGGGGTGCAGATCCACAAGGTCTGGGGGGCGACCAACCCCCCGGATGCCGATACGTTCTGGGAAACGCTGCTCACCGACCCACCGGAGAACATGAGCGTGACGTTCCAGCCCTCCGGGCTCTCCCCGGAAGCCGACTGGGTGCAGTTCCTGCCCGAGGGCTACTACGACAATCTGTGTGAAGGCAAGTCCGAGGACTGGATCGACGTGTATGTGCATGGGAAATTCGGTCGATCCTTGTCCGGGCAGCCGGTGTTCAAGTGCTTCAGCACCGAGACCCATGTGGCCAAAACCCCGCCGAACGTCCTCTCCGCACCGCTGATCATCGGCGTGGATGCGGGGCTGAACCCCACGGCAGTGCTCGGGCAGGTCTCCTACGACGGTCGGTTGATCATCCACGACTCCATCACCGGGTCAGAGGGTGGCATGGGTGCGCTGCGCTTCATCCGGGAGAAATTGAAACCTCTGCTGGCCAACAAGTACAAAGGGGCCAGTGCGATGGTGGTGATCGACCCGGCGGCGTTCCAGCGCGCACAGACCGACGAGCGCTCTGTAGCCGATATTTTTAAGGCCGAAGGGTTCTCGGTCAAACCCGCCTCGACGAACGCACTGGCGGCACGCCTGGGGGCCTGCGAGAGCTACATGACTCGCACGGTGGGGGACAAGCCGGCACTGCTCATATCGCCCGAGGCGGTGGGGTTGATACTGGCACTGCGTGGCAAGTACCGCTACAAGGTCAATACCAAAGGCGACAGGGACGAGAAGCCGGAGAAGAGCCACCCCCATTCTGACTATGCCGACAGCATGCAGTACCTCTGCCTGCAAGCGGACGGGGGGCAGTTCATGGGCCGATCGTTGCAGACCGAGCGACGGGAGATTAAACCCGCGCCGATTCGTTGGGCGCTCTGATTTACTTGCCAACATTAGCTGTGCGTGATATACACGCGCTTACTCGTAAGCAGGTGACGCCATGGCAGGGTTAAACATCAACGGCATCTTGCCGGTAAAGAATCTCACGACGCTGCTGGAGGAAGAGACAGCAGCGGCGGAAGCACGGACGAACCAGCCGACAGTACAGGGCTTGGTGGCGCACGTGCGGAAATGCTGGGAGGTCGTCCAGCAGGCGAAACTCCCGATTGAGCAACGGATGTTGCAGAACCTACGCCAACGGCGCGGGGAGTACGACCCGGATATGGCTGCGGAGATCAAGCGCCAGGGGATGAGCGACATCTTCATGATGCTCACCAGCAACAAATGTCGGGCGGGGTCCGCGTGGCTCCGGGATACGCTGTTGGGGTCGCGGGACGAGAAGTGCTGGACGCTGGACCCGACGCCGATGCCCGACCTGCCGCAGGACAAACTCCAGATGGCGGTGGATGCCGCGACGGAGTACGTGGTGTCCATGCTCTACCAAGGGATGGATGTGCCGCCGGAGAAAATGGTCGAGATCGGTGGTCAGGTCAAAGACCGCACGATGGCCGAGACCCGAGATGAAGCTAAAAAGATCGCGGCGCGGATGGAGTTGAAGATGGAGGACCAGTTGAACGAGGGGGGCTTTGCTTCTGCGTTCAGTGCCTTCCTGGATGATCTGGTGACGTTCCCCAGTGCCGTGCTCAAGGGTCCGGTGGTGCGTAACAAACCGCGCATGACGTGGTC